ACTCGATTTTATTCTGTACGGGATCCCGAGATGCCAGGACCGCCACCGAAAGACCCGAAAATTAGGCAGCGCAGGAACCGGGTTGCCACCTCGGCGACGCTGGAGGGAGATGGCCGGCGGCGCAAATACGCGCCCCGGTTGCCGGCGCGCGACGACGATGGCCAGTCGTGGCACAAACTGACGGTGGCGTGGTGGCGGGACGTCTGGCATTCGCCGATGGCCGCACAGTTTCTGGAGGCCGACAAACACGCGCTGTACCGGCTGGCCATGTTGGTGGACCTGTTCTGGGCCAAACCGGCCAAGGATTTGGCGGCGGAGATCAGGCTGGAGCAGCAGGCGTTTGGACTGACGCCGATCGACAGGCGGCGGCTGCAATGGACGGTCGAGCAGGAGGAGGCGCGGGCGCGGACCCGGACGGCGCCGCAAGAGGAGAAGCCGGCGGTGGACCCGCGCAAGATCCTGAAGATGGTGGCGAGCGGCAAATGACGATCCTCATGGTGCCCGAGGTGGATGCGGAGAGCTGGCCGACGCTGGGCCCGCAGGTGTGCGCGTTCATCGAGGCGTTTCTCGTTTTCGGGCCGGGCGACCTGCGCGGGCAGTCGGCGCATCTGGACGACGAGAAGCGGGCACTCATTTACCGGATGTACGAGGTCTATCCACGGGACCACGTGCTGGCCGGGCGGCGGAGGTTCAAACGCTGCGCGCTATCGCTGCGAAAGGGGACGGCAAAAACAGAACTGGCGGCCTGGCTGGCGGCGGTGGAGCTGCACCCCGATGGGCCGGTGCGCTGCGACGGGTTCGATGGGAACGGCGAGCCGGTGGGCGTGGGGGTGACCGATCCGTACATTCCGATGGTGGCCTATACGGAAGAGCAGTCGGACGAGCTGGCCTATGGGGCGCTGCTGGTCGTGCTGCAGTACAGCCCGCTGGCCGACGATTTCGATATTGGCCTGGAACGGATTATGCGGCGAGGGGGCGACGGCAAGGCGATCTCATTGGCCACGTCGCCGAACGCGCGAGATGGGGCGCGGACCACGTTTCAGGTGTTCGACGAAACGCACCGGATGGCCTCGCCGAAATTGCGGGCGGCGCACCGGACGATGCTGGCCAATATCCCCAAGCGGTTCCTGAGCGACGCCTGGAGTTTCGAGATCACGACGGCCCCAGCGCCGGGCGAAGGCTCGGTGGCCGAGGACACGATGGATTATGCCCGGCAGGTGGTTGGTGGCAAGATCGAGGATTCGCGGCTTTTCTTTTTCCACCGGCAGGCGGCCGATGACCACGACCTGAGCACGGCGGAGGGGATCCGCGCGGCGGTCGTGGAGGCCAGCGGGCCAACGGCGGCCTGGAGCGACATCGATGGTATCGCGGAGCAATGGGATGACCCAACGGCGGACAGGACGTATCTGGAGCGAGTATGGCTCAACCGGCTCGTCCGCGCCAGCGAGCGGGCCTTCGACCTGGAGAAATGGAACACGCTGGCGAAGCCGGGGTACGTGGTGCCCGACAAGACGACGATCACCATCGGGTTCGACGGGGCCCGATGGCGGGATGCTACGGCGCTGGTCGGCACCGAGATCGTGACGGGGTATCAGTGGCTGATCGGGCTGTGGGAGCGGCCGCAGAATGTCGAGGAATGGGAGGTGCCGGCCGGCGAGGTAGACGCGGCGGTGGTCCTGGCTTTCGAGCGCTGGAACGTATGGCGGCTGTACGCCGATCCGCCCTATTGGGAGACGCAGGTGGCGGAGTGGGCCGGCCGGTATGGGGAGGAGCGGGTCCTGGAGTGGTGGACGAACCGGGTCAAGGCCATGGCCTATGCGATCAAGTCGTTCAACACGGCAATCCGATCCGAGCAATTGTCGCACGATGGCAGCCAGGACCTGGCGCGGCACGTGGGGAACGCCTGCCGGCGACAGGTGGCGCTGCATGATGACCAGGGCGTGCAGATGTGGACGATTTACAAAGAGCAGCCGGAGAGCCCGCACAAGATCGATGCAGCGATGGCGGCGATCCTGAGCTGGGAGGCGCGCTGCGATGCGCTGGCGGCCGGGGTGGGCAAGCCGCGGCCGAGTGTGTACGAGACGCGGGGGCTGATGGTGGTATGACGAAACTATGGATTGTGGGCAGGGCGCTGGATCCAGAGGATAAACGGGTATGGGCATTTATCGGCATGTTCGACGATAAACAGGCGGCAATCGAGGCCTGCACGACACGGGATCATTTTGTGGGGCCGGCGATTCTGAACGAGCGCTTGCCGGACGAATTGGAATCGTGGCCGGGGGCCTATTATCCGCTGGCGAGCCCGTGTGGGGAGACATCGTGATGTTCGAGCGGTATCCGACATTGAGGCGGGTCATCGTGAATACATCGGAGCACAGTTTCCGCGGGGTGCTCTGGCGGCGGCGTGGCGACTATTTGGTGCTCAGGAATGCCGAGCTGCTCAAGCCGAAGGGCGAAACCGTGCCGCTAGATGGCGAGGTGATGGTGTTCGCCGCCAAGGTCGAATTCCTGCAGATGGTGGCCTGATGTCTGTCGTGGTGCAGACGGCCGGGCAACTGGAGAGCCTGATACCGACCTGGCAGCCGAGCTATCGTTACGGGTCGATGCGGCTGTACGACGATTACTCCCGGACGTACGCGGCGCTGTACCGCGAGCAGCCGAATGTGAGGGTGTGCGTCGATTTCCTGGCCCGCAACATCGCGCAGTTGGGGTTGCATGTATTCAAACGGCTGAGCGATACGGACCGGGTGCGGCTGACGGATCACGGGCTGGCGAAGGTCATCAGCCGGCCGTTGCCGGCAGAGTTCAAAGTCACGCGCTACCGGCTGATCGAGGCGCTGATGTCGGACCTGGGGATCTATTTCAACGCTTATTGGCTGAAGGTGAGGGTGAAAGGCGAAGAGGGCGCGGGGACCGCGCCCTTACTGGGGTTGTTGCGGATTCCGCCGGAGCTGGTGCAGGTCCGGGGCGGGCTGGTGATCACGGGCTACGAGGTGAACGTTGGCGGGAAGCTGCTCAAGTACCAGCCGGGCGAGCTGGTGCATTTCCGGGGCTACAATGCCGAGAGTTCGACCAGTGGGCTGTCGCCGCTGGAGACGTTGCGGCGCATTCTGGCCGAGGAGCACGCGGCCGGCGACTATCGGGAGCATTTCTGGCAGAACGCGGCGCGAATGGATGGCATCGTCAAGCGACCGGCGACGGCGCCGGAGTGGACTGACACGGCCCGCGAGCGGTTCAAGGCGGAGTTCGAGGCGCTGTATAGCGGCGGGGAGAATAGCGGCAAGACGGCCATCCTGGAAGAGGACATGGAGTGGCAGGCGATCAGTTTCAACGCCCAGCAGAGCGAGTACCTGGCCGGGCGGAAATTGACGCGGGAGGAATGCGCGCGGGCGTACCACATTCCGCTCCCGATGGTCGGGATACTCGACAATGCCACATTTTCTAACATCAAAGAGCAGCACAAAAATTTATACCAGGACAGCCTGGGGCCCTGGCTGGCCTCGATCGAGGGCGACATCGAGCTACAGCTCCTGCCAGAGTTTCCGGACAGCGATGGCGTGTACGTCGAGTTCAATATCGCGGAGAAAATGCAGGGCTCGTTCGATGACCAGGCCACGGCCTTTCAATCAGCCGTGGGCCGGCCGTGGATGACGCCCAATGAGGCGCGGGCGCGGCTGAACTTGCCGAGCCTGGGCGGGGACGCGGATGCCCTGGCCACTCCGCTGAATGTGACCGTGGGTGGGCAGGCGAGCCCGAGGGATAGCGCACCAAAAGGAAGCCACGAATTTCACGAATTATACGAAAAAGGGATGGAGGGGATCGATAGCCACGATCCGGGGATGAGGCAGAGGCACGAGGATAAATGGGTCGAACTGCTGACCAAGCACTATAGGCGGCAAGAGGCGGCGATCCTGAGCCGGCTACCTAAAGCTGCCAAGGTGGACATCGGCGGCGTGTGGTTTGACGAGCCGAGGTGGAACGAAGAATTGGGAGCGGACCTGCTCAGGTTGAACAATCTGACGGCGGGGGCCTGGGCGGAGGAGATGGCGATGCAGCTCGGGCTGGACATTAACGAGCCGGGGGTGTTTTCGACG